GACCAACTCCAGTCGTTTCATCAGTCCCTATTACAATCGGCCTAGTTCCGTCAGCGGCTTTTCTTCCGCGAACCTGCATAGTAAATCTATAGAAGTCACCTACTAAAGGCAAAACCGCCCCGTTAGAATCTTTAAGTGTAAGACTCATGTTAAAGGTGTCACCCCTTCTACACGTTATATCCAGTCTAGACGACTGATCTAGATCAACCTTGGCCATTTTCTATGATGTTGTTTATGATGTCTTCCGCAGTAGCGTCCTTACTAACTTCCTCCTCTGGAAGCTCACCCCTATCTCCTTGCCTCTGAGAGATAAGCTTGCTCTGCTCGGCTGACTGCTTTTTGACTCTCGTGTCTTTTCTATCTTCTTTAAGGACTTCAAGCTTCTCCTTAAACTCCTGGTCCTCAGTTTTAAATCCAAGTGTAGCCTGAGCTCTAATGATCTCAATCTCTTTTCTATGCTCGTGCTTAAGAGACTCCATCTGAGCCTCAAGCTGAGCCTTCATCTGCTCCATTTGTGCGTCTATTTGAGACTTAGCCTGCATTTCCTGCATCTTAGCCTGACTAGCGATCTGAGCTTGCTGAGAATTAGCTTGAGCTTGAGCCTGAATGTTTTGCTGAGCCATTTGCTGGTTAGAAGCAATTCTTTTCTTTCTCCTAACTACCAAAAGCCTTTCCGCCTGGTTAATGTCCTTCAACTGCCTTATAGCAATAGCGTCCTCTATGTCAAGCTCTTTCTGAGAAAGAGACACCTGTATGTTTTGCTCTAGGTACTGCTTTTCGATATCCTCCATCTCTTTCACAACCTTTACTCCGAAGTTGTACATAGACAAGTCCTTAAAACTGTTCAACACTTTCATATTGGCCTCACCAATAGCATTTTCGTAGGCCCTGTAAAGAACAGAATTGGAAGGCAATATTTGCAGGCACTTTACTATGTCAGAACATACTTTCTTAAAAAGAACCATAGACGAGTTAGTGATGTCGTATATAGCGTTATTACCAGCCGCAATAGCCTGCTGCCTAACCCCTACAAGAGCGTCACCCTTAGGGGAGGATCCGTCCATAGCCTCATTAATCCCTGTGGCGTCCCGAATCATTCTCAAGTAGTGATTGTACAGGGAAATAAATTCGTTTATGTTTCTTACGTTGTTGTTTATCTCTCTTATTGGAGGGTTTTGAAATCCTCCGTCAGGATTTTTGCTCCTGTAGTAGAATACACCAGTTTGCTCATAAATGTCATGAAGCTCAAGAGGCTGAAGCTCCCCTCCTTTTCCTAACTGAACGTTTTCAAGCCCCTCTATATCAATAATGATTCCGTCTGGCTTTGCTTTCGCTATAGCTTGCTGGATTTTCAGGTGAGTCAGTTGAAGCTGGTCAGCAAACCCTACACAGCTGTCAACCATAGACTTAGGGATCATGTCCTGAATATTTGTAGCTACAGAAGAGTAAGATAGACTAGCCTTAGACAAGTCGTGCATGTTCTTTGGCACGTTGGTCTTCATGCCGTAGTCAAACATCATGTCGCAGCCCATAATGAAGCAACCCCCGTAGATAGTGGCGTTCTCCATGCTTTTTACAGACCTCTTAAAAACAGAGTTTTCAGGCTCTTTGTAGCTGTCTCCCTTATAGTAGAACCCAGAGTTTCCGTGCTTACTCTCCTTCTCTTCGAAGACCATTTTGTCTACAGAAATGAATTCAAAGTCAAGCACTTCTATCATGTACTCGTCATACCCAAAAGTGTTTCTTTGAAAAAACGGATCGTAAGAACTGCTACTCATCTTACTTGAGTCGTAACTATATTTTTTTGCCGCTTTTTTTGCTATGTCAGCATACTGTTCCTCAGTAAACTGATCCCCAGCCATCCTCTTTAATTCTTGAATAGGGATTCTTTTTACATGACCTGCATAAACCAAATCCCCGAAATTAGGATCGTCAGTAAAGCTGTGTATAAAGTTTACTGGGTCAACATACTCTGTTTTTATTCCGTAGTTGGGGTCGTTGTTTCTTTTTACAACCGACATACCCAATACGGCGAGATCATTCACGCATCTCCTGTAAGTAGAATCCGAAAAATCGTTCCACTTTAAAGTCATGTTAGTGGCAATCTGAGCAGCTATTTCAGAGCTTGACTTTATATTATTACCCATAAAGATCTCAGCCTCTTCCAGGGTCTCTGGAATCTCTTCCATGTCTACTATCTTCTCTCCAGTCCTTTCTTGGAGAGCCATAATTTCTTTCCTCGCTCTAACAGCAAGCTCAACCTTTTTTCTTTCTTTGTCTTTTTCACTAGAAGAGAGTGGGTCTACGGCCTCTAAATTTGGATAAGGGTCGCTAGAAAGAATTTTATTTACTACAATCCTAACAAACTTAGGAAGTATAGGTACTGGTGTAAAATCTATATTCAAGAACGTTCCATCCCCATTGCTTGGGTCTAAACTAGTCAGCAACTGCTTGTAAATACTCGTGTCTTGAGTTCCGTTGGCGTACTTTCTGTTTTTATCAAAGGTCTTTGATCGCTTTTTAATCAAAGAGTTGTCTTGTTCAAATCCCCCCCACTGACTTGCGATAGCCTTAGCGTACCTTAAACCATACTCCATCCCCTCTTTTACCTTTTGGGGAACAAGTGGGTCAGGAAACCTAGCGCTTTTTTTACCCTGTTTGCCGTACATCTACAGCAAATATACGCAAGTTAACGATGCCACTCTTTCATCTTGTTTCTTCTAAAGAACTGCTTATCGTTAAAGCTAGAAGGCTTTGACTTCTCCTTAACTTTTTGAGCGGCAAGAAGGGCCAGGCCAGAGCTAATAGTTAAGTCGTACTTAGTCCTATTGCTTATTTTATACCCAATCCAGTCCTCAAGAGTTTCGTTTAGATACATGTTGCCAAAGTCTTCTGTCTCTGGCTTTATTCCTACGTGACTGTGTATATATGTTTCAATAGCGTGGGCATGAGCCTGTATTACGTCTTGAGAATTTGATGGTATACCTTTTGTCTTTACGTTCACTTTAGAGCTAGAAGAAGTTAAGTGTGAGGGCCTGTCTAAAAGATATCCATCGTACCCTCTAGATTCGAAATACCTTACTATACCATATTTGTTATTCTCCACTAGCAAAGGATACCCGTAGTAAAACGCAGCCATAAGAACGTCCTCGTAGAATATACTGGCTAAGTCTGGCCTTGAAGCATACTCTAAAACAAACATGCTACTCGGAACATCTTCCTTCATATTAAACTTATTGAAAAGGTGCATGGCCCCCTTGGACCCTCTACCATCAACGGTTTCGTCTAGATCGTAAGAGTCAACTCCCCCCACCCCAAACTGAGCGTTAGGTGGAATTTTTTTACCTCTCTCGTCGAAAAACTTATTCCTCATTTCAGAAGGAGGCTGCCAAGTAATTCTAAACCTCCCTCTAGGGTCTGGAGAAAATATAACTTCCTTGTCTTTAACCTTCCACATGAAGTTTCCCCTTACAACTGGGTTTGGAAACATGTTGGAGTTCCAGTCTATTTGCTGATATATTTTCCCTATGTTGAATATACTCCCTTCTATACTGTCCCTAAACGCCTCATCCTCTGTCAAAGGAAACTGCCTTATAACCTCATTTAGCTCCGAGGGATCGCTGCTTAAAGACTCCCTTTCATTCTTTAGGTACTGGACGCTACCTATGTCTACGTCCTCTCCATCTAATCCTAAGATTGACCCAGAAGGATTATCCACGACAGGATTACCGTACTTATCAAAAAACCCTTCAAGAGCATGAGAAGCAGGTATAAAAATACGGTAAAGGCCAGTTTTGGTCCTTCCGTTGGCATTCCTTTCATAAGGGTCGGAATCCTCCCATAAAGCTTTATATTCTTCACCTCCTTTGTTCATTGGGTTGACTGTGCTGCCAACCATTGCTTTGCCTACTATTTTTCTTCCGACGATGAGGCAAGTTCTTTCGATTCGCCACGCTTCTTTAATGTCATTGGGCTTTTCCCACTTTCCTGCCTCGTCGAGGTAGAGCATGTGAAGCTTTTCTCCGTCGTATGCGTTGTTGGTGGTATTTTTCCAGTTGACGATGGTATTGAGAGCGTCGCCTTTCTGCGACGTTTTGTTCTTTTTCGTGATTCGTTTTGATGGTTCCCGAAAAGCGAGTTCCATGCGTGGGTTCGTAGTGCCATCCTGAATGGGTTTAAAGAAGAATGGGTAACTCCGAAACATCGGAATCACCTTCTTCATGAATATGTTCTCCTGAGCATCTTTTCCAGTCTTTGACTGAATGCCCAGAAGCTTGTCTTTAACCTGAGAAGCTTCGTCAACAAGAACAGAAGCACAGATATTAGTGTAGCCAGAACGCCTACACTTAGTATATAGCTGACCGATACAACGGGTATCGACTTCACACGCAGCCATGTGAATAAATATCTCACGTTGGAAGGCAAGATACGAAGGATATCCGACATCAATTTTACTCCATTGCAAGAACATATAGTGCCTCCCTGTAATGTACGTAGGCAGGCCATTGTTGTAAAACCAAACACCGTTATGCCTGCGCTCAAACTCCTTCTCGACATAAGAAGAAAACTTCTTTCGAAATTCGGAAGGCTTTTCGAACCACTCGTCCATACTTCTAATCCTCGACAACTCCTGGGGCATAGGGATGCGTTGCCACATCTGCATTCCCTTTGGCTTGTCATTGAAGAGTATTTCAGATCTGGATGGCTTTTTCGGAAGACCAATGTCAAGGCCGTGGAGTTCGAGTACTTCTCCTTTCTTGCCGTCAGGGTCCAGCCAAATAACCTCATCGGACCTGTCCATACCTATTGCTTCTAAATGAAGGCACACCAGTCTTTTTATCTACTAGCTCCATATATTTTCCGCACTCGCAAGTAACGTCGTGACGAACCTCTCCATCAATGACTTTAATGCTTACGCTTCCTACGTCTCTCGTTTCACCACACTCACATTTGTATTTACTCATCATATATTTAATTGTACCCCCACCAGGACTCGAACCTGGGGCCTACAGCTTAGAAGGCTGTTGCTCTATCCAGCTGAGCTATAGAGGCATGATTTAATCTACTATAACTACGCTCCCCTTGAGCCTAATTGCCACATCTCTCTCCCCTCTGGCGTTTATGATCCAAGAATATACCCCATTAGGAGAGTAATGATTACCCCCCATAACCGATCCATCCCACTTCTTTAAAGGGTCAAAAGATCTAAATACTATATCCCCCCACCTGCTAAACACTATTAGCTCCCAATCAATCCAATAGTCAGCATCTTTAGTTATAGCAAAGAAGGCATCATTAATGCCGTCATTATTGGGCGAGAATGCATTAGGGACATAGATCACCTGCTCTTCCTCAAGTCCTGGGGGGTCTTCACTGCAAAGATCCCCTGTAGTGCAATCGATCCATATTTCCTGAACGATATACTCATAGACGGTGTCAGTTTGATATATGTAAGTGGTATCGAGGACATATGTCGTATCGTTTAGATAAACGTATGTGGTGTCGTAAAAATACTCCGACTCGTACAGGGTGTCCGTCAATAAAACCTGTAAAGTGTCGGTAAGGTAGTATTCTATGGTGTCAGGAGGAAGTTCTACATACTGAGTAAGAGTGTCTACTTGATATATGGTGTCCGTAGTATAGTACCATACGTCAATGTACACGGTGTCAGTCATATACAGGGTGTCGTTAAAGTAATACTCTATGGTGTCAGGGGGGAGCTGTACGTAAATTGTATCTACTACGTAAATGGGTTCCTCCTGTTCGCAAGACACCCACCAGTTGTCAAGCTCTTGATCTGGATACGTTCCAGCGCTACCCCAATCGGTCCCATCCCCGTTAGGTCCTGTTGTAGCCCATCCGCCGTCAGCGGCATACCAAGTGTTGCTATAGTTGATTTGCCAAATAACGATCTCTATACACTCACCCAGACCTATCCAATAGTCTATGTACTGA